GGCTACATTCCAATATGGGATGAGGAGCGTGGTGAAAATGTCCTCATCTCTTATGATTCGTTAGACCCCGAAATAGCGCAGCGGCTATGTATGGTGCCCCCCATTGGCGGTTTCTGCTACGCTGTTGAGGACTTCAAGACCCTGCCTCTATCAACTGCTCCTTTCTATATTGGACGCGGCTGGTTACCAAAGCAGGGCAAGGCTGAGATATACGCTCCGGCAAAAAGTGGCAAGTCCTACCTATGTTTACATCTAGCTCGATGCATCGGGTCAGGAGAGGGATTCTTGGAATTGCCCACAACCCAAGGTAGAGTCCTATACATGCAGTTTGAGCTTGGGGTTGAGGTTTTGCAACAGCGCATGAACTCTACGGGAATGGAATACCCCAATGTTTACTGTGGGACAACCTTTGGAATGAAGTTAGACAAGAAGGCAGGGCAAGATGCACTAATAAAAGCTATGAACGAGGTTAGACCACAAGTATTGATACTCGACCCATTCTACAAGATATTCTCTGGAGACGAGAACACGGCCAAAGATGTAGAGATACTCGTTGACTTCCTCGACGAAGTTATAGACGCCTTCAACTGTTCAATCCTTTTGGTGCATCATGCTGGAAAAGATATAAAGCGGGGCGGTCGCGGCTCCTCAATACTAGAGGGGTGGGTTGACAGCTACATAGAGATGAAGAAGGAGTCAAAGAAGGGGGAGCCACTGCGGGTTAAGATAACTCCCATGTCTCTTCGTCACTCTGAGCTGCCCGCTGCCGAGACCCGCGCTGAGATGGTTGATTTTGAGTTCGTCTTACTTGACGAGGACGAGAAGCCTCAACTCATCATTGATAAAGTGCGGGAGTATTGTGAGCATCACGATGAGTTCAAGTCCTCTGAGATAATGAAGGCGGGATTGGGGACACGGGCGCCGATACAGGCGGCTCTCAACATGCTGATAGAAGAGGGGGCAATAGAAAGGTTTAAGACTGGATGGTATAGGAGGAAAGAATGTTAAATGAAGCAACTAGAGCTTTTGACAAGGAGTGGAATGAACAATGATTGACCATAAAGAGTGGGTTCAAAGCAGAGCCGAAGAAGCATGACTGTTTAGAACTTGACAGGCGGTGAGGAGGTTGTGGTACAATTAGGGAGTGGCAAAAATAATGATTAGGAGAAGGGATTGATAGTAACAGAGGGACTTCAGTTCAAAATGTATGAACAATATGGGGAGGTTTACGAAAGATAATGTCAGAAGACGGAATTATTAGTAGCAGTAGTGAGGCTAAAGCTGTCGGCTTTAAGGCCGTAGCTAAAGTAACAGGTACTTTTACCTCGTTAACTAGGAAGGAGAGTACCTTCACTAACGAGGATGGAAAACCATCCAAAGACCAAATAGAATTAGTCCTTGAGGACGCCTTTATCTTAGCCATGTTGGAGGACAAAGAGGGCAGACAAGAGCCTATCCCAGAGCTCAAGGATGATAGGTTCATGGATTGGTTGCCCTACGCCAAGAAAGGCGAAGAGCCGACTAAACAGTCTTCATTCGTCCGTGGCTTTGTGAAAAGCGCGGAGAAGCTGTGGGAAGACCGGGGCAAGAAAGGGCAAGGATGGCGAGAACTCATCAATGAAGTCATAACCTTGGAGAAGAAACCTATTTCATACACCTTCGACAAAGGCACAGAAAAGGAACGCAAAGAATCATACATGGTCTGGCACTTTGTTGAGAATGACGAGGAATCAGGCGGCTCTGACACCGTAGTCGCAGACATAGTTCGAGGAAAGAAGCCACAAATAGCTGCTAGAGACCTGATGATTGATGCGAGAACAAAGAACAATGCTGAGGTTAAGGCTCTAGTAAGAACGGGGCAACCAGTAGCAGGTCTGGAGGTTATAGATGGCATCTACCAAGACACGGGTTCAGACGTTAAAGAACCTGTTGAAGCAGAATAAAGCTGTTTTTGTCTATTGGGTAGACCCCTCTTCCTACTCCCCTTGGCTAGCAATTGAGCCCACCAAAAACTTGGAACCTATGGGGCAATGGTCTTTCGGGTTCGTCGTTGGCAAGACTAGGAGAAAGTTGACTCTTGCACTTACCTATGCAGACGATAGAGCCTCCGTTGCAGATGTCCTTGTGTTGCCCATGGGGTGTGTAAGAGAAATAGTGGAGGCGAAGATATGAAAATAACTACAGCAGAAGACTTCCGCCGAGAACTACTAGACAGGATTGCCAAGCGTGAGTTTTCGGAACGCACTGGAACGCACCAGTCCGATTTAGTGTATTGTCTCAATAAGCAGGCGTTGCGTAGGCTCCTGCCCTTACCAACTGAGGATAGCCAGCTATTGTTGTTCTCATTGGGGTGGTCTACGCAACGTTGGCTCACAGGTCAGGATATAGATGAGCCTGAGATAGAAAAGGACGGCATTAAGGTAACTCTTGACGCCACCTATAACAGCGTACCTTGGGAATTAAAAGCAAGCTATCAGTCAAGTACACGTCCAATAGAAGAAAATCTCCATCACGTCCGACAGGTAATGTGTCAATGCTACGTTACCGGGACGAGGGAGGCCTACCTTACAAGGCTGGAGATTCTAGGAAATTGGAAGTGGGTGTTTCGACCAAAAGACCCCGAGAAGATAGCGAAGCTAGTTGCCGAGTTTGGGGACTTATGGGCCGCCCATCCGACTCTAACCGCCGTCAAGCTAGAGTTCACTCAAGAAGAACTGGTAAAACACTGGAGGTGGATGCTCAATCGAAAGCAACTGTTTGAGGAAATACTTAGAACCCGTGTCTTGCTATCAAAAAGGCAGGCGTTAGCATCTGGACAGGAATGGGAATGTGGTTGGTGCCCGTATACGAAAGAATGTGAAAAGGGCAAGCTATGACCTTACCAATACTCATAGGAATGGGGTTGTTACTCTTCATAGTAGTGCTTATGCTTCAAGATAGGAGTACCAAATGGTAGAATTAACACCGAATATATTAGTCTCCGTGTCAGGTAGACCAAAGTGTGGTAAGACACACTTCGCAATGACCTTCCCAGACCCAATTAAACTGTTCTCTTTTGACCTCGGAGCAAAGCTAGTGCGGGCTAAGTTCCCCGACAAACAAATTGACATTGTGGATTACCCCCTGCCTGTAGTTGATAGCCTTAGCGGAGAGAACCCTTGGGCGGAGCCGTTTTGGAAGCAAATTAGAGACGACATATACGGCGCTATTGACTCGGGCGAGTACCAGACTATCGCTGTAGACCCATGCTCTGTGGTGTGGGACGTATGCCGCTTCTCTTGTGCGGAGGAAAGCAACCGCGCCAAGTTGGGTAAAGCGAGGGATTATGGGGAACCCAATGCAAGGATGCGTGGGTTCTTCCTTAAAGCCGCCTTAGCAGGCGTCAACCTAGTTGTTACCTCATACCTCAAGGATGAGTATAAGAATGACCTACCAACAGGCAACCAAATACTAGATGGGTGGAAGCATACGATAAGTCTAGTTGACCTTCACCTAACCCTTGAACGGGTCGGTAAGAAGAACAAAGCAACCATTGAGGATAGCCGCTTTGGGTTTAGCTTAATCGGGCACACCTTTGACTTGCCCACTTATGACGATTTAGCAGTATTATTGGCAATATAAGGAGTAAAATATGGGGTATCCATCAGATGCACCGCCAGATACTAGACCGTGGTATGAAAAGGTGATTATTAGATACTGCCCAAAGTGCAAGCACGATACAATTCAAAACATACTCCATCGCAGTGTTACTAATTGTTTTTCATGTGGCAAACGTGTAGAAGAAGTAATAAGAAAAGAACTAAAGGCAACTTAAAGGAGGAAGAAAGTGGCAAAACAGCTTAGTAGAGAAATGCTTCTGCCCAACGTAAGGGTCGCCGCTATGAAGGTGGGAGGTTCAGGTACGGTAATCTATTCAGAGAAAGGCGAGAACGGGGAGTATTCTACCTATGTACTTACCAACCACCATGTTGTTGACAACAACATAGAGATAAAGAAGAAGTGGTCGCCGCTACTAAAGCGGGACAAGAAAGACGAGTCAATGACTAGCGTTGATGTTCACTTTTTCAAATACCAGTATCAATCGCGGGCAGTTGGGGTAACAGCTATTGACGCCGACATTATGGCTTATGACCCCGACCACGACCTCGCCATAGTAAAGCTACGCGACACCGAAGCCGTACCCGCAGTTGCCAAGTTGTACCCAAGGGGAGCAGAGAGTAAGCTTAGGCTAGGCACTCCTGTTATTGCTATTGGTGCTGCATTGGGTGAGCCGCCTGTGTTGACTACAGGAAGGCTTTCACAATTTGCTCGCGAGATAGACAACAAAGAATATTGGCTTTCAACGGCACCGACTATTTTTGGCAACTCTGGTGGTGCCCTATACTTAGAGGAAACCGAAGAGCTAATAGGTGTTCCTGCTCGCATAGCAGTAACCATGCTTGGGTTCTCACCTGATGTGATAACTCACCTTAGCTTTGCCATTCCTATCACGCGGATATATGAGTTTCTTGACGAACAAATGTTCCGCTTCATTTATGACTCCAACTTTACTGAGAAGGAAGAAGCGGCAGCGAGAGAGAAAAAGCGTAAAGACGAAGAGACAAAAATAGCTAAGGAAGATATGGAGGGAGACGAAGAAGGTGCCTAAGACAACAACGACGCAAACTCCTGTTCGCATCTTGCCCTGTGCTATACCAGCATGTATGAACGAGGCGGAATACCCAAAGAAAATTGGAGACTTGTATCTATGTGAGGAACACAAGGACTTGACTGAGGAGGAGGTTTTTGACATGGCTTGGCCAAGAATTGAGGGGAAACCAGACTTTTAAGGAGAGCAAGTAGATGGAGCAATCTGTCATAGCCACTGTTTCGGGCGACCAAACTAAAATATTAGCTAACATAATGGTTTTGTATTGCCCGGATGGGTTTGAATTAGACCCAACTTATTCTAAGGGGGTGTTCTACAAAGATATATTAGAACCCAAATACAAATTCGACTTGAATCCACAGCTACCTGGTGTTGAACAATGTGACTGTCGGAGCCTGCCGTTTCCAGATGCTTCGATTAGCAATATAGTATTCGACCCGCCGTTTGTTGCTGGCCTAGGTAAGGAAGGTAAGCCGGGCATAATTCGTACTAGGTTTGGCTCGTTCAAAAATATACAAAAGGAACTATGGGGATTCTACGAAGAATCGTTAAAAGAGTTCTATAGGATTCTCAAAGATGGTGGTATCCTTGTCTTCAAGTGTCAGGATACAATTAGCGGTGGGCTCCAGTACCTAAGCCATGTTGAGATTGTTAACCAGGCTGTATCTGGGGGTTTTTACCCCCTTGACTTATTTATATTAGTAGCCGCGTCTCGTCTAATGAGCCCAAATATGGCTGTTCAGCAACACGCACGAAAGTTTCATAGCTACTTTTTAGTGTTTCGTAAAGAAAAATCAAAGGTGAAGTATAGTGAACCTTGAACAACTAGCCAAACAAATATCCCTATGCTCTCGGTGTCCTCTTAGAGAAAACGCACAGCAACCTGTCCCTGGGTTGGGGGAAGTGGGAGCAAAGTATTTCCTCATAGGTGAAGCTCCAGGTAAGAATGAGGACAAACAGGGTATGCCTTTCGTTGGCAGTTCAGGTAAGCGGCTTAACAAGTTGCTTGCCTTGGCGGGCATCGACGAAAATGAGTGCTATTTTTCCAATGTATGCCGCTGCTGGCCGCCCAAAGTAAAGGGCAAGCAGAGGCAACCGAAGAAGGCTGAGCGCTTGGCTTGTTACCCCTGGTTAAAAGCGGAGTTGAGCTTAGTGAGGCCTCAAATTGTGATTCCTTTAGGCGCTGTGCCGTTGAGCCTGTTTACTGACGTGGGAATAACGCAATTACACGGCACCCAGTTCCCCTATGAACTAGATTTAGAGGATGTGGAATAATGG